CAGCACCACGCCACCATGACTTGTCTTTCATTTCAAGTGACAGATAAGACATGCCAAGCAATGCAATCACGCCCTGCGCGTTATGCAGTCTGTTCGGGTCACGGATAACATTGACGATTTTATTGTTTGCACCAAAGGCAAAGTTCATGAACGTGAATGGCAGCGTCATAAGCTGGCTGTCCATGCGCACCATCTTCTGACCTGCAGTAGAGACACGATCCTCAATTTTAAATGACTCAGGCCATAGCTTGCGTGCTTGCTGAAAGAATGAGTTATCTTTCATGTAGAGCAAGCCATCCATAAACTGCGGCTTATCGAAGGTTGTTGCCATGATGATGGTGTTATTGGCATGCGCATCGATAGCAGCCTGATATGTACGCAATGCACGCCTTGCTTGCGGTGTATCTTGAGGCCACTTGTCTGTTGCACTGAAGTGAAAGTCAGCACTTGGGTGACGCTCAACAGGCATCTTGGCAATATACTCAGCCATTTCCTGATCAATGCCATAACGTGCCATAAACTCGGCATCGAACTTGTTAATCTTACCTGTAGCTAGCTTGCGTGACAGCTTGAAGAATTTATCTTGCACTAATATTTGATCGAGCGTCTTGCCAGCAACAGTAATCGGAGCAAGGCCGTTCATTGTGTAGAACGCTTTGTTTGCAATGCTAGTTGTTTTCTCAACCATGTTAGGCTTGATGCGCTTTACGTTATCAGAAAGGATTTCACGCGAAACAACATTGCGAGTAATGTCGAGCACCTCTCCTGCCATGTTGATCTGACGAAACACTTTGCTGGTATAGCCCATGTCACGAATACCAGACCATGCAGCTTTGAGAGTTGGCATTACGCCATGCGCAAGCGCGATGCTGCCAACATCTGTAATTGCAGAATAGCCAGCATAAGGAAGATAGACTAAACCTGTGTATGTTCTGGCGGCTTTAACAGCCTGATTATCTAGCCTATCTGGACGGCGAACAAAAGACCCCATAACACGCTCATAATCACCGTAGAAATCAGACTTAATGCGTGCGATACGTTCCTCAGTGAATCCACCTTTTTTACGGAGCGATGTTTCAATGTCACCAAGCACCTCGTCAATGTTTTTGCCGCCATATGATTCAGCAAACGCAATCTTCTTACCCATCCGATCTATGTAACTATAGAGTGCATCTTCATCTTTGATGATGTAGTCCATAACCTCATGCACAGGAATGTTTGTCTTACGATTGCGTAGATGCTTGCTGCCACCAGCAAAGTCTGCCTGCAAGTTTTCAAAATCATCTGCATCTTCTTGCAAGATACGCGCAACAGTACGCTCTGCATCTTCGCGCGGCGTGGTTGACGGCACAGTTTCATCCGGCCCCATTGCAGAACGCTCTAAAGTATAGTGTGTTTCAAATTTCTGCGTTAGCCCTTCGCGTGCCATTTCATCTGCCATCAACAGATCTTTGTTGTAGAAGATAGGGAATGCAAAATCCTGCCGCGTTGGCTTTTTTATTGCCCCTGTCAGATCATCAATTTCTTTTTTAATCTTAGCAATGCGATCTGTGCCACGCTCCAACGCTGCAAACTGTGCTTTAGATAAGCCCTGCTTTGCGCCTTTGCTATCAGCACCTCTGATGCTTTTGTCTTTGGTATTTAATTCCTCAAGTTCTTTTTTGAGGATGTCAATGCGGGTTTTCAATTCTTGATTGCGTTTGAACACACCAGTAAAATTGGCATCATCGTCAATCTGCTTAAACAACTGGTCAAGCTGTGTGATTGCATCAGCTTGTTGCGGAGTCATGCCTTCTTGCGCACCACGCACAAGCCGTGGATCATCAGACTTTGACAGCACCATGCGATTGATCGTGTCACCAAGCCAATCATCATAGTCTTTAGATGATCCAGTGTAAGCACCGGCAATAGATGGTGCAGTTGCATTAATCTCGCCGGTGATTTGTTGCGCATGCAAATCACGCAAGTCTCGCTGTACGCGCATATATGTGCCATGAAATGGAACAATTCGCATGGCTACCGATTGCTGCGCCATGCCGCTGCGGTTGCCTTGAACGCTTACAGAAGCGTTTGAAGTAAGCGCATGAAACATTCCTTTAACTTCTTGAGGCACGTTCTTGTCAGACAGGATGCGCTGCGATGGAGATCCAAGAGGGTTGCCAGTAACAGCATCAAAATCACCGCCAGACTGCCCAACGTAACCGTCATCGCCAGCAAGAACAATGTTACCATCTTCGTCATAAGTGTGCCGAACAGGTCTACCATTAGCAAAATCTGATGCCTTTCTTGCTGCCGATTTAATGAATGGCTTGAGGTAATGCGCTGAACTACCCAATGCGCCAGAAAACACAGTGGTCATGCCGATGTTGGCAGCAGATTCCCAATCACTATCAGCATAAGCAAAGGGTGCGCGGATGGTTTCGGATGCCACACCAGCACCAAAGCCAAACTTTGCTGCAGTTTTGAAGGCATCAACACCAGTCTTAGCCACCCGAACCTGATTTAATGCAGGTATAAATAGCGCAAGATTGCTGATGTCAGTTAGTTCAGACGCAAACTGCGCCGTGATTGGCGCGTTAGCAGCTTCTTGCTTATAAAGCAGTTCTTCTGATACAGCACCAACCAAGAAATCAAAGTGATCATCGTTCTTGGCTCTGGCTAATGTCTCATGAAAGTTCTTATGGCTCTCTGGTATGCTCTGCATACGCTGAACAAAGCGATCTCTGGTGAATAGCGGATCGCGCTCAACCTCTCCGAAAAGGTTTTGCTCGTCAGTATATGTGCTGATTGGCTGATACTTGTAAGCTACATTAGCCTTAAAGCCTTCAAACCAACTGCTTGATACATTCTCGCGAAAGCCAGTATCCGCTGCGATAAAGAAATCTTTGCGCCCATAATCCATTACTTATTGGCCTCTGCAGCTTTCATTCTTTTGGCCTCATCAATAGTAATGCTGCGCGGCATAACCTTTGGCTTGCCGTCAGTGTTTACCATGCCGCCAAATGTAGCACTAGTCTGTGGACGTATTACTCTGCCCAGCTTATCTGTTGCACCAAACCGCAGATCATATGACTCTCTCCATGCAGCCATCCAATCAGCTTCACTCATGCGCAAGGCTTTAGCGCGTGCAGAAATAATTGTTTGTGGCCCAACCTCGATTGGCCCATTAGCATCCACCACCGCTTTGCCAATATTACGACCAGAGGTGTATCGAAGCGTATATGTGGGTAGACGAGTCGGTATGCCACTCTCAAGGCGCGTTCCGCGTCTGTCGGCTACCAACCCTACATTTTTACCTAAGACCAGTGTGGAGCCATTCTCGGCCGTTCTAAGGCGTGTTGCAATAGTGCCGTTCAAAACCTTGAGTTCAGCATCACCATAGAACATTTCCGGCGCAAACAGACTTGGCCGGTCTTTATCGTACATAAAGTTAGACTTCATAAAGATTTTATCTTTGGTGTTCTTGATAATCTGCATAGCTTTGTCTGCACCATGCACATAAATCAGACGCTTTGCCTGATTGCCAAAGAACACAGCCATATCAGGATCATTGCCAACAGCCTGCATTGTAAAGTCGCTTATTGCTTGGTCTAGGCTTTTATAATCAACGGTTGTTTTCTGATGTATCCTTTCAAGGATAGCATCATTAACACGCGCACCACCTTCTTGCAGCGCAGACTCGGCCTCAAGGAACTGATCCATTGACATAGTTTGCCCAGACTTGGAGTAGGCATTTAGCTCCTCCCAGAACTGAATAGTCTTTACATCAATGCCGCGTGCAGCCCGAACAGTACCATTTTGAGAAAGAGTTGCTTGCCGGAAAAAATTCAAAGCAGTTGGTAATGCCTGCGGATTTTGCTGCAAGAATGTTTTCGCAAAATCAGGTGACAGAAAATCTTTAACCACATCAGGTGCTACTGTGTTGTAGAGAAGTAGGTTCTGCCCCTGCTTGCTGTTTATTATTCTTTCAAAATTATTTGCTAGATCAGTTGCGTTGGTAACGCCAAAGCCCTCTCTTAAAAGCAGTGCTGCATCATCCTTGCCAACAGGCGCACCATTAGTCACGTTATTGGCAACAGCCGCTACTCTGTAATCATCCTTAAACTTGTTGAATGATTCTGCCTGACGGCTTTGCGCTTTTGAGAACTCATTACCCAACGCAGCACGAAGCTCTCCAATGCCTTCTTGCTGGAAGAAAGCATCGTTAAGACCAGCAGCCTCTAATGTTGCCCTGACAGATGGACTGTCAACAGCATCAAGGCTACCAGTGGAAAAGGCAGTCACTCCTGCCTGCATGATATCGCCAAGAACATCATTGTCTGAGTTAGGGTTAGATGGCGGCGGCACTATCTCTTTTAGGTTGCTAATAATCCGGCTTATTTGCCCAGAATGAAACGCGGTACGCGCTTCTTTCTTTAACTTTGGAACAGTGCCTACTTCAATGCGTGATGCGTACTTCTCACCAAGACGATCAATTGCTTCAAGAGTTTGCTCTAAGGCAACCTGACCAGCAGGGGCGTAAGTGGTTTCATTGCCGCCACTGCCATCAAGAACCTCTACAACATTGTCAGTTGATGCAACTGTCACAATGTTTGCGATAGCATCATTCAACAACTCGGTATCTGTCTGATATGCTTTGCGGTCAGCTAAATCATAGGCAATGCTATGCAATGATGCGACATGCTCTTTACCAACATTGTCCATCATCTGTTGCATGACTGGTGCAAACTTAGCTAGCTTCGGGTCTTGCGAAACAGCTTTGATTTGACCAGATGTTGCAGCTTCCCAATCCCCTAAGAAACCGGCAGCATCACCACGCTCTTTGTATTTGCCATATAAAGCTTTGCCTGTGTTTGTTGCATCAAGTGCAAACTGCTTTACATAGTTTTCTTGCAAGCCAAGTTCTGCGCGTTGCTGCGCAAGAGGGCTGAAGGTAGCTGGCATTTCAACAGCTTCATAATTGCCTTCATCATCTTTACCAATGACTGACATCTTAGCAAAGCTATCGCCCAATGCTTTTTGCTGCACGACAGCTTCTTTGTAACCCATGTCAAAGATGCGCTGCCCTGCACTTGCAACACCAGCAAATGCTTTTGCCGCTGCTTCTGCACCAGTGGCGCGAACCACACCCACAGGTTGATTATAAACTTGCGCTCTTTTGTAGGTTTTAATTTCTGCCATGACTAACTCGTTGTTGTTGTGACAGGCGTAACCTGTTGCATCTTGTGGAAGTTCATTGCCAGCGATGAAGCCGTGTTAAACATACCAGCCATCATAATCGATGATGCGGCTGCTCTGCTCTCACCTGCCGCAGCACGATACTTGCCTGCGCTAAACAAGGTTTGCGCTGCCATTCGGTTAAGTTCATCCCTGTTTGCGCTCTTGGCTTTCTTCTTAATTGCACCTGCGCTGCGGTCACTTAATGCGCGGTTGTTGATAGCAAGCGCACCATTCATCTCAGACTCAAATGCAAAATAAGCAGACCTGCGCTCATTATGCATCTGCATGCCTTTGACTTCTTCAATTTTAGCTTGAAACTCTTGACGTTCAGCCATTCTTCTCTGTGCTTTTGCGGCCTGCATAGACCCCATTATTCCACCGAATGCACTAAGCACTGAACCTGCAATCATCCACGACATTAGAAAGATACCTCTGTTACCATACCGTTAATTTGAAGGGGAAGCGGAGCTTCTTGCGTAATCGTTACGCGAGGATCGCGGCTGTAACCAAGCACACGAAACTCATGCTTACCTGTGACTGGCGTATTATCGCTACCAATAGAATGCGTGACACTGCGTAACTGTAATGCAGTGCCGTTAACTGACACGCTTAATGTATCAAGAAGATCTAAGACAACCTTGGTTATCTTACGCGGCTCACCAGTAAGTGGCCCGCCTTGAACCTGCGCATCAAATGGTAATGTTTTAACTTCCGATATATATTTATATCCAATTTGTGCCGCAGTAGATGTTGGCTTTACTGCACTCACATTTACTTCGCCACCAGCTACAGTAAACACACCAAGATACTCAGTGCCATCAACAACCTCTACTGTTGCTCCATCAGCAAAATGACCAGCAACGCTGTACACACCAGCAGTTCCAGTAAAGTCATCACAAAAATCCATGTTCATTGTTACATTAAACTTTTCGATAAACAGTTTTTCAGTACCCGACCCATCATCACGCACTGTGCAAACATAAACATCCTCACCAACAGAACAGATTGAGTGGAACTTTCCTTCTGTTGTCCAACGCATCCAACCGGCGCGAGACTCTGATCTTAAGCTATGGAAAATAGCTAACTCATTGTTATCCATAAGAAAAAAGCCATAAGATCCTGGCCTCGATAATGCGCCCTGCACAACAGCAAGTTGCACAGGATTGCTGATAAGATGCGATGACAACAAGGAGACTGTTCTCGATGTGTATGCGCCTTCATCATCAGTAAACAAATACTCTCTTACTGCTGTGCCAGTTGCTTGCGTAAACAATGTTGCGCCATCAACAGATTGCGGTTTCATGTAGCCGCTACCAACCGGCGTTTGAATGGAAAGTTTGGCTTTAGCTGGCGTTACTGGAGCGTCTTGAAACGCAGGTACATAGAATTCTCCTTGTGATGAAAACACTTGTAGATCACGATTTGACACAAGATGTCTGATTTCATTAGTGACACCCACGTTTGCATCAAGGTCAATTGCATCTCCATCTTCTGCATCACCTAGATCAAAGTTATAATAATAACCAGTTCGTGATGCCCATAGACCATCAGGCTGGCTAGGCGTGCCGCCAAACCACAAACGATCCTCATGGAATGTAACTGCTTGCGGGAAGCCGCGAACAGTGCTGTACGATTGCTCATACCATTCTGTTGTTGGCGCAGCAGATTTGACAACAGGTGAGCCGCCACCATCTACTTCAGATGTTGCAGGTGAACCGGCTGTAACTTCATAATGATTAGCATCAATAATACGGCTAATTGTTCGTAAGCCATTAATGTCGGTCGCTGATATACCGCCAAGCCCGCCTGCTTCTGCAATAGTTATTGTTGCGCCAACTTGCATGCCATGCTGTGCATGCGTTACTTCAATTTTGTTGCTATCCTTTTTTGACTTCAACGCATCAGGATCTAGCTGCGTTTCAAGATCTCCATAGATAGAAGCTTCAACTTCTGTTGCATTTGTAAAAGCAGTAATAATTGCTTCAGCATCACCAATCAAAAGCCGCACACCGACATGCCCAGCAGTAAAGTAATCTGCGCTTGATGTTAGTGTTACATTGCCGGTGATGTTGTCTGATGTAAGTGTAACACCAGCCGGTTGAAAATTGTAGTAAGGTTGATAAACGCGGTTGCCATCAAGAGATTCTTCAAACTCAAACAGCCGTACCTCGAAGGTAGTCAGGCCAGTACGAACAAGCTGCCGACATAGAAACTCTCTATGGCAGATAAACATAAAGTCACCCTTCTGGGTGAATGTCAGTTGCAGAATATTACCATCATCAATAGGCAGAGCATTGCTGTCAGTATCAACGGTAATGGTTTGCGCAAGAGACAACGCCCCTGTTGTGGGGTGAATAAAGAAACATTCGATTTGTCCATTGGAGAAAGCCACAACATATTTTTCATCATCCGAAAATATAAACGGCTCAAGCCTAATCTGTTGTTGCAAGCTAGAATCATATGTTTGCAAAAAATTATGTACGCGCTTTAAACCAGCGCGATTAATCAAGCCGCCTTCTGCACGTATAACAAAGTTTTGAATGCTTTCTGCAGCAGATGAATAAACACCGCTGTCAGTGCGCGATGTTAATGATGGGCTTACCTCGCCAAAAGAGAAGTTGTTCAGCGGTACTCTTACTCTCGCCATTAACTTCGCCTTTCAGAAATGAACCTCGATGTAACAAGTTTGCGTGTGGTTTGCTGTTGACTATCCAATGTTTTCGCCTGCTGCATTAAACGCGCAGCCTTGTTCTCAAACATTGATCCCATCTGATCGTCTCTAGCAATGCTGAGAGAAAATGTAGAAGCTAGAGCATATTCAACAGCAAGCGTAAAATAGCTAGGCCAGTCGTGTTCATTGGCTCTGTATGTATAATCAGCAACAAGAATATCAGTTGTTGTGACATTGCTAAAAATCTTGTCACCGTAAATATTGTACTCAATCATTTTGCCATTAGTCGTAACAGCATGAACCATTAAAGTATCTGACGGCAGTTGATGCGCTCTATCCCATCTGCCAGTAGGCTGAGCAGTCAATAAATTTAATTGCTTTTGATTGGTAGAAAACCGCCAGCGACTTGCACACAATGCTGCACGCGCTGTGTCTTCATATACATTACTTGCAACAAGAGCCTCGATGGACGAGGCTGTGAATGATGTGATCGGATCAGCCCCAATCAAAACCAGTGCGCGTGCTGCGATATCAATATCTGAATTTGCTGCTGTTGGCATATAGTTAGCGGGGGGCTTATGCCCCCCGCCTCCTTACTTAGTTGTTATCAAGAAGCTCATAAACACCTTCGTCATTAATGACGATTGCGCCCATGGACATCATTGATGTTGCCAAGTGTGCTGCCTTCTCTGGAACATAATTGATCTCTGTTGAAACATCAGCGTTGATGCCCAGACCTACAGCAGATGTGTGGTAAGCAATGTTCTTACCAGCAGTGATTGCTGAAGTTGAAAAGATCTTGAAACCCAAGAAGTCTTTCATAGTCATGCCACCTGCAAATGGCAGGTTCTGCTCACCAACATAATCGCTTGATGCGAACTCATCGATGTTGAACAAATCTGCATAAGCAGCAGGGTGCATTCCAATATAACGATTGCCATCCTCTGGGATATTGGCAGAGCCAAATGTCTCAAACAATGTAAGCAGGTTAGCTTTGCTAACAGCAGTACCAGTTGTGCTGATCTGTGTTGCGTTTGCGCCAGCATCCATTGCTGTGTAAAGGATTTCGTCAGTCTTACGACCAAGAGCAGCGGCAGCAGATTGTGCTACAGCTTGACGCTCATCGATGTTGATCTTCAACTCATCGAGCTTGTCAATGTACTCTGGTGCATAGAAGTCAGCCATTGTGGCTTCTACTGTGGTATGTACCAATTCCATTGGGGTTACGTTGCCGTTACGAGTCTTCGTGGTTGCCGCGCCTGCGCCAATCTTCTGAAAACGAACTACACTTCCACGAACATTACCAGCAGTACGAACAGTGTTCCGAAGCTTGGAACCCATACGCTGATACGCCAAGTGTACTTCTGACTCGAACTGTTTGATAAATGCGATATCAATTGTATTCGCCATTTGATTCAGTCCTCATTACAAAAGTTAATTTTACACCTTCGGTTGTCCGTTTCGCTCGTCATCCAGTTGTCTCATGGCGAGGCTGTCAGTTAGAAACAGGCCGTATGCTATTCAAATGTCACTTCTATGTTAGGAGCGCAACGCACAAAACGAACGCATGCAAAGCCGTTAATCTTTACAACATCTTCGCCAAACATAAAGTCTAACCAATTCAACCAGTTAAGAGTTTTCGTGTGATCTATAGGCACAACATTCTCAAGCACATCCCAATCTTTTGCTATATAGTCCAGCATGTTTCTGGAAGCAGTCAGGAATTTACGCGAATGCTCATCAATCAAATGACTGCCAAGTAGCCAGATAGATCCTGTTTTAAATCCATCTTCACTGCTAATAGGCACAACGCCAAACATGCAGACAGGTTGATCTTTATAAAGACCAGTCCATGTTGTCGCGTCTTTGCGTTTAAGGGGGTAGTGCAACGCCCGCCAAGGCGTTGCACCATGAATCATGCACTCCCGCACATCTGTCAGCCTCAGATGGTTTTGCAGGTAATCAGCATGATCCAAAGTTGCGGTGGTTATTCGCAGATCACCATCGTGATGAAAATCTTTAACGGTAGACTTTGGAAAAACCTTCTTCGACTTTGGCGACATATGATGCGTCTCTCTTGGTTGGGTTCCAATAACGCGGGTCTTGCATCATTGATCTTAATTGATCTTCACCCATAGATTGGGCTGGCTGTCCGTCAGATGACATCGATGCTTGACCTGTGTTGCGCATGATATGCTCTAACGCTTCAATGCCTTTGGCTGATGCACCAAGCTGCAGCACAGCGTCAGACACATCTTCTGGAAAGAACTTGTTTGCCCATAACTCAACAGCCTCAATGCGTGCATTAGCATTCTCGCCCAACTGTTTATGTTCAGCCTCAAGGTTAGGCTGCATAGAGTTATAAAACTCAACATACTTTTGAATGCCTTCATTAAACTTGTCTTG